TCCCAGCCGTATAAGTGACTTGTTCACTGCTATTCTCGCTTTGAACAGGTACTGTACAAGAGATACCACCAATTTTGTACATTAATTCATTTTTTGTTAGCCCCTTTTGAAAATATTCTGCTGGTGAAACTGCAAACTTAGGGTCAATTAATTGCATGATTTCCAATTGATTTGTGCGGCTAAACCTTGCATAACCTGCTTGAAACTGAGCGATTAAACCTATTGCTTGTCTGAAAGTATAACCCTCAGGTTTTCTTATTTTTTGGGTGCTAATCATCGAAAAGTTGGTTTCATTAATGACTGAACCGCTTTTGTTAGCAATCTCTAACGCAACATCTCGAATAGAAGCAGGGTAGGTCAGTTCAGAAACATATTCACTTTCCAAAAAAACAAAACGATCACTTGCTTCAAGTGTCGTTTTATTTTCGTTTCTATCTGGGTCACACTTAGTAACATAAAAAGTTCCAATGGAGACATATTCATAAACTGTTGGTTTATAATGAATCAATTTAGCATAGCCCACTCTTGCACTTCCCACTTTTTCAGGGGAAATATTATCATAATGATAATCTGCATCATAAGTTGCTATTCCAACTTCCACAGTGACTTCTGTTAACTCTTTAATATTTTCAAGTATTGAACAAAATTCTATTTTTATAGAATTTGAAAATGTTGAGCCTATTTGAAATGTTTCACCAGATATAGAACCACCACTATATACCCAACTATTAATATCATTTTTAGTAAAAACTCTATCCCCAACTTTTATTCGAGTCTCAAACCTTCGCTTCTCCGCTTTCATAGCATTATTGAAATCATCTGAGACAGTAAGCATTTCTTATCCTCCTATTTTTCTATCAGGTTTACAGATAAGTTTTCCCACTTCATTGCTTTAAACTTATCATTCCATGAGTAAGAAGGCATTGTAGAATCTCCAGCATAAAAAGTTTTACTTCTTTGTCTTCCGATTTGTGGGTCTGGATAGATTACTACGAAGAATGGTTGATTAATTCTTTGCAAAATATCAGATACTTCGGAGTCACTTAACGGGCCCCACTTGATGTTTAATTTAGTTTTTTGAGCAATGACATCTCTTACCATTTCTCCATTTGCGTTTCTCCCTGAGGAGTCAGCGTCGATTGTTGAAATACTGACGCTGAATTCTTTAGGAGTTTTAACCGTTACTCCATTAAATTGTAATTCGGCAGACATAATCCCTCCTTCTAAATGTTAAGCTCAGTGTACCCGAGCTGTTGATGGTATTTATTGATTTCTGAAACTGCAATTCGTCCAAACTCTCTACCGCCGATATTTATCACAATATCTCCATTTGAAGTTTGGCTCGCTTGTGCGCCTAAAGATTGAACAAGCAACATGATGGCATTTGTTAATGAACCATTCATATTTGCCAAACCATAGCTTGAAACATCTTGACCCCCACCAAAGTTTCCAGAATTACTGTAATCAGTCGGTTTGTCTGTGAACATTTCAGGCAACTGCAAAGTTTCAAATGATTTGAAATCACTGATAGAATTATATGGATTATATTTAGCAGGAACAACCATTTCTCCTTCATGAATCATTGCTAACTGATCTTCAGGAACATATGGCGTACCTTTTGCATAACCGTGTCCATGCCCAATCACTTGGAGCATACCAGGGTCACCATAGCGGCCCAATGCATAATGAATTGCAGCGAGTGCATTATCATATCCGTTAAAGATATTTCCGTGACCTGGGAATTTATTTGCATTGAACGTGGCCGAGATGGTTTGTAACAATCCTTTGGCTAAGTCGCCACTCAAAGTATTCACATCTGTATATACACCTTGGACAGCTTTCTCATTACCTCCTGATTCGCTTTGTACTTGTCTTAGCCAAGCATTGACATAGTTCTCAGAAGTTGATACACCGTTCATTGACAAAGCTTTTTTAATAACTGGTCGCCAACGTTCGACACCAGTACCTGATGGGCTTTCTGAGCCTTCTGAGAATGCCTTTTTAATCATTCCCATCGCTCCATTAGCCATAGTAGATATCCCACCAGTCGCAATAGATAACGCAGGTTCAACTGCTTGAGAAAGATTAGTAAACTTGCTTATTGCAATGTTTAAAATCTTTTCTGGATGAGTGGCATAGTCCCAAATATCGCCAACCATTTCTTTGGCTTGATTCCATTTCTCACCCATCCAATTACCGATACCATTTGCATAAGCAGGCATTCCTGACATTGCTTTTGCAGTTTTAGCACCACTCAAAACTTGGGTTCCTTTTGGCAAATCAACCATGAGGTTTCTCACTTTAGGGAATAGCCCAGTTTTACCATCGGGTGTTCGATACATTTCTTGCCATTGACTACCTGAACCATCATTTACTAATGCTGGTCCTCCTGGGTGACCTTCAGTACCGTTAGCATATCTTGGTACACTCCAGTGGCCTAATCTATTACCAGAACCAACTTTACCAAGTACCCAGTTAATACCGTCAATCACTCCATTAACTGCACTACCAATTACCCCAGCAATACCATTACCAATTGCCGCTGCACCTCTTTTGACTGCATTTACTCCATTTTCAAGACCCGAACCAATCTTTTTGCCCATATCAGAAGCCCACGAAGCAACATTGTCAAACGCACTTTTGGCAGTAGATTTAATAGAATTTGCATAACCTCCCATTCTATCTTTCATGTTCGACCATGCATTTGAAGCATTATCTCTTGCATTGTTGGCAGCATTTGAAACTGATGTTTTCACATTATCCCATGCATTACCAGTACCGCTTTTTATCTCGTTCCATTTTGTAGAAACTTTTGAACCAATAGAATCAGCAGTATCGCTTACTGATTTTTTGGCTTCATTCCATTTATCAGAAGTTGCCTTCTTTACATTGTCCCAAGCGTCGCCAGTTGCCTTCTTGATATCGTCCCACTTTTCTCCTATCCATTTTCCAAGGTTTGCGGCTGCTTCCTTAATTTCATCCCAGTTTTTATACAACAAAACACCAACCGCAATTGCGGCTGCAATAGCTATTGTTATTGGACCGCCAAGAATTGCTACAAGAGAACCAATAGCTCCTGTTACGCCACCTGCTCCTGTAATAATCGCAGCAAGTCCTCCAAGGAAGCCTACGAATGTTTCGATTGCAGTACCGACTGCGATGATTCCGCCAACTACCCCAGCAAAAGTTCCTAGAGTGATTACAAAATCAGAAAAACCTTTTCCGTGCTCAGATAGCCAATCCCCAATAGTTGAAAGGACATCGCCGAGACCTTTTAAGACGTCAACAATTACTCCGCCAGTCCATTCAGCGACCGGTTTCAAAAAGTTATCCCAGAAAAATTTGAAAGCTGGTTTAAGTGCCTCTATCACTCCGTTTACAAAATCTATTGCCCCACCTAAAGCTTGTAAGAAAGCGGGGATTAAGTCTTGAATAGTAAATCCAGCCAATGGTAAAAGTACATTTTTATAAAACCATTCTAGCCCAGCTCCAATATTATCCGAGAGAGGTTGAATACTTTCAAGCAACTTTTTAATTCCATTAAGCAATGCTGTAAAGTCTAATGTTTTAGCCCAGTCAGCTGTAGCTTTTGCCATATTATTAATATGTGTAAGCAAATCATTAATAATCCCTAAAATAATAGAGAAAATTTCTTTACCAGTTCCGCCTTGGTCCCATGCGTTTTTAAGTTGGTCAGCAATGTTACCTACCGCTCTAAAAATATTTGTAAATATTTCTAAAAGATTTGCAGCAATAGCTTCTCCTGTTCTATCATTCCAAGCATCACGAAAAGTACCTGCTATAGAATGTAATAGCTCAAGAATGCTATTAAACATATTAAAAATAGTTTGGATTAAGGCAGTTCCTCTACCATCTTCATTCCAGGCATCTTTAAATGCTTTGGCTATATCACCAATGATGTTAAGCACATCCGCAAGTAAAATTAATAGGTTTTCAATGAATTTTTGACCAGTACCATTTGTCCAGACCTCCATAAAGGATTTTCCGATAGCACTTGCTAAACCAATAACTTCTCCTAGTGCATATTTCCATGCATCAATAACTTTTTGTCCTTGGTTCTTCCATGCATCTTGGAAAGGTTTGAAGAAGTCTTTAAGTAAGGCTTGCATATCCTTCATCCATTTAGGAGTTGAATAATTACCAGTTGCAGCCCCGAAACCAATACCTGGAGCTTTTGTATCTTGGCCTTTGTCAGTATCATCATCAGTTTTGTCTTGCAAACCAATACGATTAATCTCATCAAAGCCCATAAGTGAACGTTGAAGTTTATCGACCTTGTCTTTCGCTTTAGTCGCTGATGAACCTGTATCATTCATTGCTTGGACGTTGTCATATAAACCACTCGCGCCTTGTTTGGCAGCTTGATAAGTAGTCCCAAATAATCCAGCAATAAACGAAGCTAATTGTCCAGTTAATGTGGCAATTGCGCTCATCATCGCATTAATGGCAGGAAGAATTGCATTATAAATCGGATAGAATGCAGTCATCAAGTTGACTTTAATCTGATTAAGTGAGTTAGAAAACTGATCGTTTGTCTTCAATGCACTCATCATTCCGCCGGCTAACTTACTTATTGCTCCACCAATTAATTGATAAACAATTAATGAAGGCAACAAATACTTCATAGATTGAAGAAAAGCATTATTACCCATAGACATGCTACGAGTACCTTGTGTGACTTTATTTGAATTTCTCGAAAAGAGATTTCCAAATTTATCCAATATCCCAAATGAATTTTTCAATCCATTTCCAATTCCTCCAGCACCGTGAGAAATGGAGTTTGACATGCGGTTGAACACTCCGCCATATTTAGAAACAGCACGTTCAGATTGTTTCAAACCTGAACCTGTCATACTAGCTCCAGCTGCTGCTGTTCCAGTTGCCATCGACGATTGGCTAAGAACTGAATTAATTCGTCCTATCGCCTTTCTTAATGATTCTGCACGCTCTTCTGTTCTTTGATATTCCTTTTGAAGAACATCGTTACTACTTGCTAACTTTTGCATTTTGTCAGACTGTGCTTGCATTTTTTGAGCAGTTTTCAATGAATCAGGAGTATCAACATTTTTAAAGCCTTTGTCAAAACTTCCGACTGGTTTTAGTTGATATTGATATTCCTTTTGTAAAGCTCGAACACTTTCACGCATTGTATAATACTTAGCTTCATTGGCATCCATTACTTTTGCAATTCGCTCTAAAGATGAAGGCACTGCATCAAACTCAGTCTTCATTGATCTAGCAAGACTTTTTGCTTGGTCTTGGTATTTAACCATTGATGCCTGAGCCCGTGCAATCTGGTCATCATATTTGACCGTTTGACCGCCATCTCCTTTTGCTGAAGAACTTTGACGCTGTGATTTAAGATAAGCCACTTTTTCTTGAGCGGCTTTAGCTTGACCCATTTTTGCATTAATTTCATTTAGCATGGCATCAATTTCTTTTGATACTTTAGGTCGTGCTTTCTTAAACCCAGTAGATAAATTATCTCCAATACTTTCTGATGATTTTTTAGAAGAACTTTCAAGATGGCCCATCATCTTTTCAAAAGTCTGATTCATTTTTTCCAACTGTTTGCCAAATTGCGTTGCACCTTTATCAATATTCATGTTATCTTCGGTCTTTTTCATAGACTTCCCAGTGATATTTTGAATTTTTGACATAGCAGATTCAATATTTGGCATTATTTTATCCAAAGACGCCTGAACTCTGGCTGTATTGACGTCTAATAAAACTTCCAAGGTTTCTAATTCCATATTTCTCACCTCCTTTTCTATTCAATATTTTTTAATTTGTCTTTTGACTTTTTCTTTTACGAGTTTCCTGAATTAACATTGCATTTTGTCGCATAATTTCTTGGTCAGTAAGCATCGCTTGTTTCTTTTCCTCTTCCTCAGATACGGCTTGCACTACTTCTTCCTTGAGTTGATTCAAGAAAGGGTAGACATCTTCATATTTAGGAAAATTCTTTGGATCATTAAAAGCATAGATAGCAAGCCTTTGTTGAGAATAGTCAAACATCGCTTTCTCTTTTAACTCGTTTTCATGCCTTTTTTTATTTGCTTCTACTTGGACCATGATTTCATCAAAAGTCATCGCCCAAAAATCTGTAGAAGAAATACCAGCTTCAACTGCCTGAGGGTATAAATCCTCAAGCATGCTGGATAAATTATTGTAAGTTTTTACAGAATGCTGTCTTCCTCTACTGGTTCGCTGTCCAGAGATACCCCATTTGTCGCCTCTTTCTCCGTTTTCTTGTTT